CTTTGACCATCAATTTGTGTGCTAAACATTTTACCACTATCAGTTGTTGAGGTAATAGTTTTCTGCTCACTTGTAAAACCTATTGATTTAAATTCAGGTGAGGTTGGTAAAGTTCCACTCATACTAATGCTTCCTTTCCTTGACTATTTAAAGCATCATTAATTACATTAACTATGGTTGCTCTGCGTTTAATTAATAACTCATCAAACCCTTGTGTGTCATTGGCATGAATATTTACATTGATGGTTTGGTTACCACCAAGTTGGTTATTAGGTATAATTGTACCTGCACTATCAGGTAGAAATAATTCAGGACCACCTTCTCCCACAAGACTTGCTCTACCAACAGGAGGTCTACCACCTTTTTCAAATCCTTTTATTTTGTTCACCATGCCCATACCTACAGCAACTGCTCCTGCTGCTGCTGCTATATTAAATGGAAATGGTATAGAGGCAAAAGTTTTCAATGCACCTTGATAAACACTCATTAATGCTTTTTTAATTGAGTCTGCTTTAAACAATGCTAAAGATTTTTTTAAAGCAAATTGAATTGCACTACCAATTAATGCTTCAACTAATGCTCTCTTAATTGCTTCACCAAAAGATTTCATACTTAATTTACCTGTCATAACAAAATCAGTAAGTGTTGATTTTAAACTTGTAAATGCTGTCTTACCTGCTTTAGCAAAAGTTTCTGCTATATCTTTATCCATAGCACCTTTAAATCCTTCTTTAAACTCACCCATTTTTTCAGTTAAAAATCCAAGTGAGTTTGTTGTTTCTTCAAATCCAATGCTCATTTCTTCGAAAGGTATATCGTGTAAAGATTCATTAATACTATCAATCATTAACTTCACATTTTCCATAGCAACTGCATTACCCTCTAAAGAGGGTATTAAAGCAGTTAATTCATCTTTTAATTTTGCTGCTTCTGTTTGTAATTTATCGTATTCAGGAGTATTAGATTGTTCTAATGCACTTAATTGTAAATTTAATATTTCAACTGCTGCTGCAAAATCTTCAATAGTTTTTGGTTTGTCAAAAGCACTTAATAATTTATCTAAAAATCCTGTATAATCTGCTAATAAAATAGTACCTGCTGCAAGTAATCCTGCTATATTTTTCATAGAAACTTTAGTAAAAGCTACCATAGCAATACTTGCTCGACCAATAGCTATTGATAACCCTATAAATGCTTTTGACATTCCAAAAACTACTAATGCTAAACCTGCTTTTTTAATTAATTCAATATTATCTAATAAAAATCTAAAAGCATCTGCACCTAAAGTAACAGCATTTGCTAAACCTGTACCTACTGCTTTTGCTATTTGTAATATAGTTTTTTCATTTTCTGCTAAAGCTACATCTAATGCTCCAAATTCTTTTTTAAGTGCTACAAAAAATTTTTCTGCAACTTCTTTTTGAAAATTAAAATATTTATCTCCTATCATAGATAAAGTACCTTCTAAGGTTTTAGCTAATTCATCTGTTGCACCTGCAAATTCACCATTTGCTCCAAATGTATTAAATAAAGCATCTCTTGTTTCTTTAATAGAAACTGTTGCACCTGCACTAAATCCAAGCATTGATTTAACACCTTTTTCTCTAAATAAATCAGCACTAGAGATACCTGCTGATAATGACCTTTGAATTTGTTCTGAAGTTGTTGCAAAATCTAATCCTGTAACTGCTGCCACATTACCTGTTAATTCCATTATTTTAGCTAATTCGTCTGCATCTTTACTAACTACTGCTAAAACACCTGCACCTTTTTGAATTTCACCTAATGAAAATGGAACTTTACTTGCAAATTTAGCCATTGCATCAAATGCTCTTGCACCTTCTTCAACACTACCAAATAAGAATTTTAATCTAACTTGTAAATTTTCAATACTTTTACCAACATCTATAAATGATTTTACAATAAGACCTGCTCCTAAACCCACAAGTGCATTTCTTAAATTAAAAACTGCTGACTTTGTTTTATCTAAGTTTCCTTGTACTTTATTTAAGGCTTGTTTGCTTTTATCTTTAGCAACAATATTTATATTTAAGTTTTTATCTGCCATTGTTTATCTTACTTATGCGTTGTTGCCTTTCATTTTCTTCATGTTTTAATTCATGATAGGATAACCACAACATAAACTCATATGTTGACATTTGCAATACTTCTGCAACAGTTTTATGAAGTCTTTCAGCGATTGCTAAGACATTATAGATTTCAGGTGTTTCTTTTATTTTTTTTTTAAAGCAGGAATATCGTCATTAGAGTTCATAATAGCCGAAGATACTCTAGCTACAACATCTGTATCAGCTTTAACTTTAAACTTTAGTTTATGCTCCATATTAAACATTTTATCACCATCTTTAGTTAAAGACTTCTCTATAATAACATCAATGAGAACATTTAAATCATTATCTGAAGCACCTTTAAATATTTTAGACTTTTCTAACATATTAAAAGGTTTGGAATAAATTGCTTTATCACCAACTAAACCCCATTCAGGAACTTCAATAATCTTAGTTTCTAGTGACTCGAAGTGACCTTTGACTCCTTCAAAGAAGTCGATTTTTTCAGTTGTCATGTATTATTAAGAAACAGTACCTATTGTTAATGCACCTGAGCCTTGAAAAGCTACAGTTCTTGTTACTACACCATCTAATGCTGTTGCTACTGCCATTGATGTGACAATGCCTGAGCCTACAAATGATTCATCACCTGAAGTATTACCTTCGGGTAATAGTGTGAAACTGATTGATGTTCCTGCTAATAAAGCTCCTTGTGCAGTATCTGCTTCGTCATAGTGCATATCTACTGAACCTGAGAATGCAGTTCTACCTGCTATGTATGTTTTTGCTGTATCGCTTAATGATGTATCTTCTACAACGTCTGCTGTAGTATCTAAGGAAAATCCTGTCACTTCACCAATGACATCAGTACCTGCTTTGATTACACCTTCTTTGCCGTGATGTGTTGCCATTTTATGTTACCTCTATATCTTTGTTAATATGTTTTTCTTTTTTATCTTCTTTTTTTGGTTTTTCAACTGTTTTATTTTCAATCTCAAAACCTTTCTGAACATAACCTAGTTTTAAAAACTTATCAAGGTTATTGGGATTAATAGTAATTATATTTTCCCCTTTAATCATTATTATATCTTTAGCCATTATGCTGTACCTCTTGTAAATTCATATAAAACTCTTACCACAATTCTAACTGCTCCGATAGGAAATAATACACCTTCATCTGCTGATGCATCTACAATCTGTGTATCAATAGCATTTCCATTTCTAGTAATATCATTATCAAGTGTTTCTTCTACGACTTCAATTAATTGGTTTCTTGCAGTATCAATATTTGTTGTTGTGCCTTTAACATAACCAACTATAACAAAATCAATAGTACCTGACCTTTTACCGGTACTATTACTACCCATAGTAAAATCTTCTCTACTTTCATCACTTGTAGAGATATAAACGGCAGGAAATTGTGCGTTACTTAATTCTTCAGCTTCAAATGGCTCTCTTGAAATCTTCTTAAATGTAATTGGTGAACTAACTGCTGTTAGTTTAGTTACTATATCTATTGCTATATCTTCTCTTTTGCTCATAGTTTTAATTCCTTTGCAAGTACTCTAGCAAATATTGTTCTAATTTTATTTTGCTCATCTTTACTTATTCTAAAGAATTGTCTAGTAATTTTTTTCTTACCTACACCAAACATATCGTGAAATGCTGCTTTTTTATTAGCAAGGTTTTGTCTAAAGAATAATACACCTTTACTAGATGAAACTTTAGTTGTTAAAGAACTAAACATTTCACCTGTGTCTTTTAAATCAACTACTCCTGATTGTTTAACTCCTGCTCGTTTATAATTAGGTGAATAGGGTTTAAATCGTTTACCATAAGCATCAACACCTTTATTTTGTGTTCTATCTATAATTGCATCTATTTCAAAAGCTGAAACATTTGCTAGTGACTTCTTAATAGCACTAGACATCTTTCTTGACATAGCTTTGATTTCATTAGCAATCTCTACGGAATTACTAGTAATCTTTATGTCAGCGACCATTATCTAACTAATCTTAAATGGTGAATTGGCTCTTTCTCACTTGTTGATATTGTGTTATCTCCATCTTCATCATACTCAACACCATCTCTTAATACTGCTTGAAATTCAGTTGCATATTTTGTTTTATAATGTTCCATTTGTACTTGAAAAGCATCTTTGTCACCTTCAGGAGTAACCCACTTTGTAAATAATGGTAATATATATTCTGCAAGTGCTTTATAAACAACTGCTCTAGTCCATTGTGAATTTGTTAATTTAGTACTATCTAATTCAATAGAAGTAACTTTCGTAATATCTTTATATCTTACAGTATGGCGATATCTTTCCCACCATTCCTCACGAACTTGTCTTATAACGTCATTTTCTGCATTTTGTAATGCTGCATCAAAATCATTATTACTATCTAATAAACCATATTCTTCTACATCAGGTTTGTAATCTTTTACATCAGCTATAGATACTGAAAATTCAGAGGTTGCCATAATTTTATCCTTTCAATAATAGGTGGGGAATTACCCCCACCCATAAAAGTATTACTATTGAATTGATGAGTCTGCTAAGACTTCAATTCCGTAGCTATCGTGCAATTCGCCTACTCCGTAGACTGCAGTTGCGACGATTTCATCTGCACGAAGAGAAGCATCTCTTTGTGTTTCAATCTTAATGTCCTGCATCATAGCAATAGCAAGTGCGTCTTTGTGGAAAATTCCACCTTTATAATCACCTGCTGTGCCTGTGTTTGACATATTACCTGTTTCAAAGATTTTAATACCTGCGATTTGACCAATAAAGCCATTTCTTAATGCTTCGTTAGATAAATCAGTATCTAAACCTGCAAAGGTATTTGTTAGACCTGATTTAAGGTCATAAGCAATCTTTGGGTGTAAAACACAATATGTTTCATTAACAGGTAATCCTAATGCTCTTAGTGTTGAAGCTGCATTAAATAGTAATGCAGGAGTAATAGCTGCTGAGTCTGTTCCAACTGCTGTGCTAAAACCATCAAATAAAGCAATTAAGTCCTGGTCCATTTTTTTAGCGATTGCTTCACCAAAAAGTCTACCAATATCTGCTGCTACATTTCTAGGAGCAGAGTTTTTTGCTAGGTCGGTTAATGTTGTCATTACACCTACTTCTGCTGCTGTAATAGTTACAGAAGTTGGGTTAATTGCTGTGTTAGCTAAATCTGTTGCTTCGGCTACTGCTGCTGCTGCGACTGCTGCATAAATAGGAACTTCAACTGATTTACCACCACCTGCTATTGCGTAGTTCTTCACAAGGTTTTTCATTATAGATTGCTCTTGAATAACGAATTGTGCTTCAGCTACGATTTCAGTATACAGTTCACTAACTGTACTGGAGGTTGTTTCATCTGCCATTTTAATATCCTTTCAATGATATTTATTTATTTAAATTAATAATCGTACTGACACTATCTCTTTGCTTTCTAAGTTCAGCATAGATTTTCCTGTCGGCAGGATTATTCATGTCTAGTTCCGAAATGTTTAGAGTCTTATTCGTATCTGACTTACCCACATTACTTACACTTCCACTCCCTGAAGGAGTTGCGCTTTGAAAGTGTGCGTTCTGTGTTAAAAACTCTTTTACCGCTTCATCAACAGTTAATAGTTCACCTTGTGAGTTATATCGTGGAGTTTTATCTTTATCAA